CGAGCCCCTTGCGGGGCTCCCGGCGCAGTGCGTGTCAGTATACTTCGAAAGAAGTATTTGACATGGACCTAACCACCAACTCAACAGCTCTAGGAGAGGAGGTTTCGCTTGGAAAAGCGAAGTCGTTCTCGCGAGTTGCCCGACTGGTTGGATAATACCACTAGTCGAATCAACTGGCAGCAGTACCTCTTTTCACCTCCCGGTGCCGGCAGCCCGTTTTCGAGCCGCAATGACACCTGGAATCTGAATCGTGGTACTGCTCCTAGAGGTCAACAGATAACTGTTGACGAAATTCATCCGTTGTTCACGGAACATGAAAGCGGCAAAGATGTCGCTTACAATCCTGAACAACGGTTCATCGGCGATCTCGGTGGTCCTTTTCAGAGTACCAGATGGGGCGTGTTTAGCGACAGCTATCCACAATCCATCTCTCTGATCAAGACTATGGGTGATACCAAGGGTGAGTCCTATTACACTGGACCCATCTGGGCTATCAACCCGCTCACCGTAGGCATCCCGAGTCCTTCAGGTTCTGACCTGAATACTCTAGGTGCCACGGCGATTGCTCGGTGTAAACCGACCAATCCCGTCGCCAACGTCGGAACAGCCCTTGGTGAACTTTTCAGAGAGGGGCTCCCTAGTTTAGCGGGAGTCCAATCCTGGAAAGAGAGAGCTAACGCAGCCAAAGGATCGGCTGGCGAGTTTCTCAATTACCAATTCGGCTGGGTTCCACTTGCCAACGATGTCCGTAACGTAGCCTATGCGGCTGCGAATGCGGACTCCATTCTCTCTCAGTATGAGAGGAATGCAGGCAAGATAGTCCGACGGCGTTATGAATTTCCTGTTGAGGAGACCGAAACGACCACGTTTATCAGTCAGACGTCTGGGGCATTACCCTCATTCGATTCTGTCTGGTTACATGATCCTTCGGTGCCAGTGCCTAAGCTCTATGCAACTACCAGAACTTATCGAAAGGTCTGGTTTTCGGGTGCGTTTACGTACTATCTTCCAACCGGTTATGGTAGCCGGATTGGTCTGATAGACGCAGCCGCTAAGGCCGGGCCCCTACTGGGGCTCGAGCTTACGCCCGACGTTGTATGGAACCTTACGCCCTGGTCGTGGGCTATCGACTGGTTCTCCAATGCGGGAGATGTCATTTCGAATCTCTCGGATTGGGCCACCGATGGCTTGGTTTTGAGGTGGGGTTACATAATGGAGCATGTTGTCCAGAGTGTAACTTACGCCTTGGATGGGAAATCCGACTTTGGAAAAGGCGGATCCTATTCGTCTCCCGTGACCGCTTTTTATGAACTTAAGCGGCGCGAGAAGGCAAATCCATTTGGGTTCGGACTCGACTGGAATGGTCTGAGTCCACGCCAACTGGCCATCTCAGTAGCTCTTGGAATAACTAGAGCTTTCTGAGGCTGCCACCACTGCCCGAGCCAAAGGGGTTCGGGGAGTCAACCCCGAACTCTAGGAGTGATGCTCATGTCGTTCACTGATCCTCAGACTGTCACGATTTCTGCGGTTACTACACCTCTTCCGAAGACGGAAACGTCTGGAGATGAGACGAAGTACCGTAGTGCGGACGGTCTCATCGAGATGCTTGCTTCCCATGATTATGGGAAGCGGAATAGGCATCTCTTGAGGCTCAACCATTCGAAGATGACTCCGGATCCGTTCATCCCTTCGACGAACGTCAAGGTTTCGATGTCAAACTACATCGTCTTTGACGTACCCGTCGTTGGGTACACGAATGCGGAGATCCTCGCTGTGTATACTGGTTTCAAGAACCAGTTCACGGCGGCGACCGATGCGATCATCGTCAAGCTTCTTGCCGGTGAGTCGTAAGGGAACAGATTTGCGGATGAAGGTTCAGGTTGGGCTTCCCGAGGGAAGCTCGACTAAACTGATCCGTAACGCTGAGAATTCCCTCGATGTAGTTGACTTGGATGAAGAACAGCTCACATTCCAGGTCAGGATCGGTTGGAAAACCGTCCTTTTCCTGAGTATGTGGATGTTCAACCTCCTCCTCAACTTCTTCGGTGTTTTCAACTTCCCTTCTTAGGGGGTTGTACACCGAAAAGGGAGTTCACTCCCGATGGCCCACACCCGACGAAGCTATAACTGGCAGTCATAGACTGTCGGTGGGTGTGGAGTGAGCGAGATCGAGCTAAGGAACTGTACCCCATATGAGGAGGACAGTTGAAAAGCCTGATGTCACTCTGGTCCGAGATGGCCGATGATTTGGCCATCTTGTGTCGCACTAGCGCCACTCGCGACAAGAAAACGGTCGCGAGGCGGATCGAACATGAGGGGTTATCGTTTTTAACGATAACTCTGCCTGACTACGGAAAGGCCATCCAAAAATGGCTCGACCTTGGCCAGGCGGGATCCCACCCGTCCTTTACTTCTGGACGGGGAGGTCTCCCTCTATTTCTAGAGGGTTTCCTCACCCAGGTGTTCGACCGGAGTACGGGCGTGTTGCTCTCTGAACCAAGCATTGACGCAATCTTCTCTCTGCGCCAGCTTACGCTGGCGTTTGGGAAGATTTCGCTCCCTTGCAGCGATGTGAGGGTGCGAAAAGCAATGCAAAAGTTCATTGAGTGTGAGTCGGATGTCCGTGAATCGGATGCGCAGCTCACTGTGGAAGATCTCAGTGAGTTCAAAAACGTATCCGACATGCTATTTCGAGAGCTCTTTACCCAGATGGACAGAGAGGTCTATTATGGGCAAATTCTCCCGAAGCATGGTCCTGGTGCGGTAGCCGATAAGCTTACCAGTAATGGTAAATATCGGTCTCGCATGTGGACTCAGCGTCTCGAGCGAATCTTTCCTTGCTCGAGTTACTTGATTCCATCCCCTCGGTATTATGAGGAGTTGGAAGAAGTTGACATCCGCGAACCCGGAACCGAGATTCCCGTTAGGGTGATCTCGGTCCCTAAGACGCTGAAGACTCCAAGAATCATTGCAATTGAACCTACTTGCATGCAATACATGCAGCAAGGGCTCTTGCGTTGTTTCCTGGATGCGTATGGTAGGGATGAACTCCTACAGCGCTTCCTCGGATTCGATGACCAAGTCCCTAATCAGGAATTGGCGCGAATTGGTTCTCTTGATCAGAGAACCGCCACACTCGATCTGAGTGAGGCATCCGATAGAGTCTCCAATCAGCTTGTTCGAGCCATGTTTCACCGTCATCCTCATTTGCGTGAGGCGATGGATGCGACACGATCTCGTAAGGCTGATGTACCTGGTCACGGAGTGATCCGTTTAGCCAAGTATGCCTCTATGGGTTCAGCGCTCTGTTTCCCTGTTGAAGCGATGGTGTTTCTTACACTCATCGTTCTCGGGGTCCAGAGATCGCTCAACACGACCCTTACCCGCAGGGATGTGAAATCCCTTGTGGGCTCGGTGCGCGTCTATGGGGACGATTTGATTGTCCCTATAGATCATGTGCTCACGATCGTACAGACCCTCGAGCATTTTGGTGCCCGAGTTGGCCTGGACAAGTCTTTCTGGACTGGAAGGTTCAGAGAGTCTTGTGGGAAGGAGTACTATGCGGGTCAGGACGTGTCAGTTGTCCGGGTCCGTCATACACTTCCTTCCACGATCGCAGACGCTGACGGGATAATCGCCACTGTCGCGCTTCGAAACCAACTTTACTTAGCTGGTCTCTGGCGTGTCAGTTGGTATCTGGATAACCTACTAGAGGGAGTGTTAAAACACTTTCCTCGCGTAGGGCCAGATTCTCCCGTGCTAGGCAGGGTCTCATTCCTCGGTTATCAAACCGATCGAATGCACCCATGCTTGCATAGCCCTCAAGTTCGGGGCTATGTTGTGCAAGCCAAAGCCCCCAGTGATCCACTGGAGGGAACTGGTGCCTTGCTTAAGTGCTTACTCAAGCTGGAGCATAAGTATCCAAGGGTTCTCGGAATGGATCCCGAGAGTGTTCCCTGTTACTTGCCCGGCACGGCTCGTTCCAACGAGCCTTCCTCGCGGGTACCACCCGTGAGCCAAGATGGGAAGCACCTGGAGCGTTCTGGACGCCCCAAGCGCGTCGGCATCAAGCTTGGGTGGTGGTCCGCGTACTAGTACGCGGTCGAGGCCTTACTTTGGCTTCGTGGGGGGACCTAAAGACCTGATTCTCTAGCCCGCCATTCTCTGTGAAATACCAGAGGTGGCCGGCCAAGGAGGTTCAGGAGCCCTCTCGAAAGAGAGGGCCGGTCCTTGTGTGGTGGTAACACCACACAGGGGGGCGCACTTTGGCAGTGCAC